GTAAGTTTGAATCCCTTACCAATTTTGAAGAGACTTACTGATTTCTGTCCAAAGCTTACATCTCCCAATGGGATAGTTTCTGCTTCGTTAACCTTTGCAGGTGCAGCATCGGACATATTAATCATCGGCATGATTGCGCTAAGACCACTGATTGACTGGTCAGATGCAATAATCTCCGGATAGAACGGAGCTTGACGCATACCAAGAGTGATAGCAGAACGAATGATTTCCGGAACAATCCAACGAACATCTTGCTGAGGCATCGTGAAGATGTTTTCCATTGTGTCGATTTTCGGATTGATATCCAACTTCTCGAACAATTCATCTTGGGTAATACCCCATTTACCAGTGGTAAGTTCACCTAATGTGATGTCCACAGGTTTTTTGTTCTGTGAACCTTGACGGTAAGCATCCAACTGCTGTACCATTTGAGGAAGTTCTTTTGCGAAGTCTTCTCTCTTCAATTTTGAAATATCAACTTTTTCCATGTTTCTTCTTCTCTTATTTAATAAGTACTTGAATTACCTCGTTTGCCTCATCTGCAGGTGTGATGGCAATGAAAGGTGTAGCATCTGTTGACTGGTTTGCTTTTACAAATCGGCCGTTCAGTAAGTCACCAGAGGGAACTACATATCCTGCTTTTAAGTCAGCAGCATTAGATACCCAGTTACAAATCATGTAACCTTCTACAGCAACAGTTACCTCTACTGGGAATTTGTTCTGTGCCTGGTAAGCAGGATTTACATTGTCGGTTACTGCCACTCCGATATATACCTGAGTAGATTCAGTGTAAGGTTCAATTAAACCGTCTTCTCCAAGAGCTACCGGCATACCTTGCAAAATTGTTTCACCATCTTTTACACAGAAAGCTTGGTGCAATTTGTGTGATTCACTTTTGTAAATCACCGCTCTTGGGGTCTTTTCCCCAAACAGCGTCATTGGCTGGTCTTTATTTACGATTTTAGTCATAACAGTGATATTTATCGATTATTACTTGAATTTCTTCTTATACAAGTCTTCAAGGGTTTCCGAAGTAGACTTGGCTTCTGCATTCGAAGTAGTTGCAGGTTTCTGAGTTCCAGTCTTTTCATCAGTCTCTGCAACAGAAGAAGCACGGCTTACATCATGAGAACCACAGCTTGCACATACCATTGGGAATTTTTCTTCCAGACGACTCTGATAATCCTTAGTTAAGGAGATGAGAGTAACGATGCCAGTAGTTTCGGCATTCAACATTGTAACAATAGTTTCATCGGCTTTGTCACCCATCAACTTCTTGTAAGTAGTAACAGCATTTTCACGGAGAGAAGCAATGTGATTCTTTCCTACAGTTGCCATTTCCTTCAAGTTTGCAACTTCTGCATTCAGGTTGGTAATCTGTTCTGTAAGAGAAGATTTCTCTGTAGTAAGATTATCTACCGTTGTCTGAAGACTGTTTTTGGATGATACCAAGCTTTGAATACAAGAAATGACTTCTTCCTGAGTCATTTCTTTGCCCTCTGCCAGAGATAACATATTATCTCCGAAAAGCTTTTCTAAAAATTCTTGCAATTCTTTGTTCATATTTTCTTTATTAGGATTATGATTTTCTTGGGTACCATTATCATTAAAAGAATCTGGAGTATTGTCCTTTTCTTGGAATGAGTTGAAGTCCGTTTTGTAGTCAGTAAAGAAGTACTGTTTGGACTTGTCATCCCGATATTCCTCATAAGAAGACCAGGTTCTTTTTGCAAAGGTTGGATTAATGATTTTACCATCTTCACCAATCTTTTGAGCAAATGAATCAGCTCCATGAGATACCAGGGATGTTTCCATATATCGAACTACCTCAGTAACTATTCTACGAACCATTTCACCTTTAGAGTCATAAGTACCAAGTTTTTGATAGAATTCACCATCTTCCATTCCTGGGTGTGATTTATCCCACTTAAACTGTACTGTTACCGAGTTACTATGAATTGAAGGAGGTTCCATGAGAATACCTCTAGCAATTCTTGGGTTAGCTTTACCATCAATCTTCAAAATACCGTTGATACCTGCAGGTATAGTAAAGCTTCCATCCTTATAAGACTCCTGCCACATTACTTGAGATACAGCTCCAATTGCATTACCAATATTTGTTTCATGGTCGCAATTTACTGTTTGCCCGAGTAACAGTTTCATGGAAGCCTTAAGTACTCCATTCTGACCAAAGTCAGTAGGATTCCAGTTCTTGGATACAATCGTTTCAGAAAGTAACCTAAACATTGGTTCTATGAACTCTTCGTCCTTCGGAGTAAGTTCCGATTTATCAAGGTTTGGATAATAGGTATTATAATCTATATCCCCTCCCCAAAATCCAAATTGAGCAATGGTATCCGGTGTCGGAGTCTTCCATTTGTAATAATTCTCTGAGAAAGCCTGGGCTCCAACTGCTTCTGGGATATACCCAGCCATAATGGTATGACCCTGGCCAATCACCATTGAATCAAGATGCTCTTTGTTTCTTTTAGTAAATTTACTCATCTTGCTTTTGTATTTTGGTCTCCACGAGATGGAGCCGGATTAGTTTTATCTCTTGACCTACGAGCAGATTGATTTTTATCATCTTGCCTTTGCTTCTTCTTAGTTCCTTCTTGAGGGTCTGAGTTACCGCCTTTAGCAAATTGGTCCTCAAGTGAAACTCTTGGTTCATTCTCATCAGGAGAATCATAACCCATTGCCCAAGCATATTGGTCTTGGCTAATGATACCAGCCTTATATAATAAATCCAGGTTTTGGATTTTATACTGAAGACCTTGTTGAACCTTAACTTCATCAGAGATAGTTGAAGTTCCCCATGATATCTTTATTCCCTTATTATCAAAGCCTGCCAGACGCAGTTCTAGAGAATAAAGAAAATCCAATACATAAGTTACAAGCATTTGGATATTTTTTAACTGGCTGATTAATTTAGACAGCATTATACCCGTTGCTCCCTCTCCCGTTGTTGAACTAACTCCAATAAGGTTTCCATTAACTCCCAAACCATTTGCAACTGATTGCTGATTCATGTTCCAGGGTTTCTCAATATTACCAAGCTCCTTGGTAGTTGAATTGAGTTTAAACTCATGGTCATCAATATAACCCGTTACTATTCCGTCCTTCATGCCATTACGAAGATTTCTTTTCAAATCCTTTAGTGTACGTTCAAGACGATTCTGGTAAGCTTGTAAGCTTTCATTAGGATTCTGGTCTGGTTTAGTCATCTTAGCTTCCAAGAATCCTACCATACCAACCATCTCCATTATGTGTTTGAAGTTAACCTTCATATCATGTTGACCTTTTAATGAATCCAATGCTGCCATAAAAGGAGGAATCCCATAAGGTTCATCGGTATCATTAAACATACCAGCATACACATAAGTTTCTGGGTTTAGTTTGATATAATCTTGGTGCTTAACAAAGTAATTCTTATTCCTCTGGTAAGGAGAATATACTCCATTGTTCTCCCTTTTGAAAACAATGTTCTCTGGTCTAAGGAATAAGACTGTATCTAAACTTTCTAGCCTATCATTAGGAACTCCTTCAACAGATATAGCTCCACTAACAAGGCATTGTACAATCATCTTATTAACTAGACCGTCTATACCAGCAGTATACCTGGACCATTTCTTTGTAGCTTCGGTAAGATGTTTTCTCATCTTATCTGCTTCGGCATCTGAATTATTTGGGAATGTTACCGTATGACCTGTGTTTGCCAACTTAAACATATCCTGCAAAGCAATGCCCATATCCGGATTTACCTTATATAAATCACGAATCAAAGGGATTACTTCAACACGAAAAGAAGGATCTACCATTACGGTCATCCCTTTCAGAGTACTGAGTAAAGAGTTATCTTCATCTACTGATACTCTACCAGGAGATATAGCAGCAGCTTTTGGCTTGCTTGGCTCCTTGTTTGATTCAGGAGGTGGGTCTTTCTTTCTACCCCAACTCCAATTAAAATTGAGCTTTTTCATTTCGGTTGTACTATTACGTTAGTTTTTCCTTTTCTTATGTGATTACAGATTGCTTTACCGAATATAGAGTCATCTGCATATACATCCCCCTCTAGGTCTACATCTACTGTAGAATTATTAGCTCTATGCTTACCCATTGCAACTGGCCTACCTAAACCATCATATATGAAGGTATATGCTTCTTGAACAAAGAAAGGGTCTTTAACAGTAATATTATCTTCTCGAATATCCTGTTCAAGTCCCTCTACAATAACAGAACGGTTCTTTTGTGTAGTTAACCATCCTGGAGATTTATCTACCTCAGGTCTAGATTTACCTTTCTTCTTAAGCATTTTCTGATAATAATACAGTTTAGGATAACCTTCAGTTTGAAGAGCAGAAGTTACTGCTAATCCAACATCATTGGATTCTGGAGCAATGGTAGCAAAGTTAAACAAATGCCCTGTATCTCCAAGTAACCTTGCATACTTATCTACTGAAAGTCTACCTTTGAATACTGCTTGTTCTTCTCCTTGTTTATCCATGCAAGTAAATGCAGAGTAGTCAGAAGACCTACCAGTTGAAACGTCAGCACCAATGAAATATTCCTTATCTGGTGCTGGTTCTAAGAATTGCCGATATTGACCATTGAATCTTTTCTTAATAACCGGATAATCACTAAGACAGTCTTCGATAGCTTTTATGTCAGCTAAGTCGAAGACCGTATTTCCAGATGATAAGAAGTCACCATCAATTTCTTGTGCAGTTCTTTTGGTTCCCAAAGCAGAAGACATTTCATTGTACCAATTAATATCTCGTTCTGGGTGCATTTGCCAATACAATCGTAGTGGGTTAAATGGGTTTCCACCTGCAATAGCATCAACCCAAGTTGAGTGGTAGAAGTTACCAACTCCATAAGGAGTGGAATTGATGATAGCAGCTCCACCAGTGGAAAGAGTAGGAAAAGCGGCTGCCCAAATCTGGGCTGCCCATCTAACTACTGCTGCTTCATCAATTACCAATAAGGATAGAGATTCCGAACGACCAGCTTCAGAAGACGTTGGGATAGATTCTATGAATGAGCCATTATCAAACTCTATCATTGATGCAGAACCATATTCTCCAGAACGTCCATTAATAATCGGTGTCTGTAAATACCATGGCAGGTTTTTGTACATGAACTTAATCTTCTTTAGTACCTTCTTTGCTGTTGTGTCCTTGATTGAGATAATGTTAATCTTCTTGTTAGGATGATACATTGCCAACCATAGGCAGTACATAGATATAAGCTCCGTAATACCTGCCTGCCTGAACTTAAGCAGAATATTGAAACGTTCTTTTACGAAGTTATACAGAACCGATTTTTGATACGGGTAAAGTTCAAATCTTACCTTTCCCCTCATAGGGTGTATCACATAAGTGAAAAGGCTAAAGTAAAAAACATCATTACTAACCTTAGCAAGTGTTGCTAGTTCTTCCCTTGTGAGAGCAGATGTGTTAGTTTCTATGTTAATCTTCTTTGCCATAATCAAAAGTTATATGTTACTGAAAACTCTAAGTCAGCTTTTATTCCCGAAAAGAACTTCGGATAATGAAAAGCATTTATACCAAGTTTATAATTGAAATTAGTAGTCTTGATTGAAAGGCCTGTCCCTATGTCTAACATTTGATTAAAGACCCTATATTTACCATAAACGTATGGACTTAGAGTTAGTTTTCTAATTCTTTTTTGAGTTAATTGACCTTCATACCAATTGTACTTATACTTATCTAAGTCCATGTTAAACATTCTCGTTGAATAGGAGTTTGTTTCTTTGTTGAATAAACTTAGATTCAATTGGTTTTTATCCAAGGTAAATTGGACCAGAGAATCTTCTCTACTAATCCTATTCGAAGTAACCGCTGTTGAATCAGAAGCCTGGGGTTTAGTCGAATTGCTACTGTTTCGATAGAAGTCGTAGAGAAGAATTCTCTGGGGCTGAACCAATTGTGTATAGGGTATCACAGGTTTGAAGTTCTCTTTCAATTTGATTGTATCAGGAATGCCAATGACCGATGAATCAGGAAGTTGTCTGATATATGAATTCAGTTTGTAATTCCTGAAGCAAAGGTAAATAGTAAATCCTAGTAGCAAAAGGAACACAAAGTTCTTCCACTTGTTTTTATCTGTTTTCATCATCACGAAAAATTTAATTATTACTAACTATCGGTAATCGCTTAGCGATTACCTTTTATCGAACGTAGTGAGATAAATTTCCTATATCCTAAAACATATATTCAATATCTACTACAAACAATAGCTATATACGTATATAAAAATATAGATATATATACGTAGTATATTATATATCTATATTTTTCAAAGGGCAGTTTGGAGTAATATATACTTTAGTATATATTAACATGAAAGTGTACCTAGACATTTTTGATACATTTCTTAAACCAAAGCCCTACTTCGTATACCGAACCTTTGGCAATTGTATACCTTGCCTTATTCAACCAATAAAGGTAATTTTCTTGGTCAATGTAAATCTTAAATTTTTTAGGAAATCCCATAATTACCTTGAAATCATTAATCCCAAGAGGATACCCATCGGGTCTAAATTGCCTATCTGCAGGTCTTAAAGTTAGAGGTGGTTTATCTAATTCTAATCGATATACTCCCGGGAGAGTACTCATCTTTGCAGTTTTAATGGGCCATTTCTTCTCGTTCTTGAAAGCACTATTCCATAATACTTGAATCTTCTCAACAGTCAGATTCTTCTTTTCAGGGAGTTTTCGATAATCATACATCGCCAAAGTTTTTTCTATTGGGATATTATAATTACTCCCGTAAGGAGATACAAAGAGCAAGTCTCTAGTAAGTTTTGGAGTTTTTACTTGGAATACTTCATCAAAAGCATTCAAGTATTTCTTACCGGTTTTCTTATGCACTCCAATGATGATTAGACGTTTCCTTGATACTTGAGAGTTCCCATAGTCAGAAACTGACCTTTCATGAAAAATAAGTTTATAGTCTTTAAAGGTTAAATTAAAGAACTCATAAGGAAGCAAAGATAGCAAACGAGGAAGATTTTCAATAAGAAAAATCTTAGGCTTATATTCTAATATTGCAGCAGTTACTAGATTTAAACTCCTGTTATCCTTAGGGTTACCCAATTCTTTTACCTTTGAAAGCCTCATAATGGATGATGCCCCACAGTCTGGAGATGATATAATAACATCTACTCTCTCCTCAAATTGAGGTAAGTTATATCCTTTGTAGAATGGTATATCACCAAAATTAGCTTTCCATTGCTCTTCACCAGGAGTATGGAATACTCCTCTTACTTCTATATTCCCAATCAGATGTTTTCTGAAAGGGAAGAGCAGGGCACCTTGCCCTGCACATACTCCCAATACATTCATTTCTTGTAGCTTCTAAGTTTTACATACTTAACCCAGGAATAATGTTTACGAGTTCGGATATACTCCAAGTCATGGTCATTATTATGGGCTTCTTCTTCGAAGCTTACATCATGATATCTTTCGCTTTGTTTGTTCCACTTAGCAAAGAACATGATGATTAAGTACTCGATTGCATACCATAAGTAGTAGAATATCCACAACATCTCTTGCATTTGTTTGAGATGAATGTGCTCATGGTTGTAATCATAAGTATCAAACTTAGCACCTTTTCTCACAAAGACAATTCCGAATAGGTTCATTGCCTTGTATCCCTTGAAAGGGATGAATTTGTTGTAAATTACCTTCATTATATCTTGTTTTTAAAGTTTTCGTAAGCGTTTTTTAACTTCTGGTCATAGGCATTTTCAGCATAACCAGGACCATTATACTTCCGAGCAAAGCCTGCCCAGTCATGTTCTTTCAGATTTTTCAAGCAACTGGTATTATTCATGTAGTAATACATGAGTTTTAACTGACTTTCATGAGATTCCTGCATCTTTTTCACGAATTCGACGACGTCTTTACAGCCACAATAGAGGTGATTGAAGCCCATAATCTGAAACATTCCCCAAGAAGCCGACTTCAAAGCACATTCTTCGTCGATTTTCTTGGCAATTTCGAGTCTTTTGTACTCACTTGCTCCTCCTAAGTACTTCGATTTATCCCATTTTGGGAAACAAATCGTAGGGTAACTCTTTTGAGCAGCTACTGACTTGTCTAAACCGAACTTATTTTTGATTTCTTTGTACATAATGTGACCTTCAAACAGAATTTGAGGTCTACCATCTACTAGAAATCCATCTCTACCTGCTCCTTCAACCAGTTGTACTGCCTTTAAAAGAGCTGGCTCCAGTCCTAAATCATTGGCCAGAGCCACAATCATTTTATTAGTTAACTTATCCATAACGTTATATTTTAAAGTTCATTAAAGAAAAGAAAGTATTGCGTATACCTTATCTGGATGATAGTTAGGAGTTCTATTATCTTATATAAATTTATAATAATATGGAACAGAAACTCACATGTCACTTATGTAATTCACCCTTAAATTTGGATGATTATGATTTAGCCAAGACAGTACCTCAGTTAATGAAGGAAAAACAACTTTGTTTTCAATGTGCTTTTTGGCATAGAATTATTGAATCGGATAAAACTCTGATAGGGGATTCTAATTATGAAATGATTCCCTTGGTTACACCTTATTTTCAGCATTATTCTATTCACTTAAATAAGATTTGGTTAGAAGTCGCTACCTTTAGAAGAGAGTCATTAGGTTCAACCAAGAAATATATTGCTGCAATGGTAGATGATAAAGTGTATATTGGTTCGTATAATAATTGGGGATTCCAGGGAATAATTCCGGCACACTTAAGAGAACTTTTTACTCCAAATGGTATAATCCTAACTCCAGAACAACTAGACGACTTACTTAACAGGAAATCCTTTACCGCAGCAGATTTAAAAATTCTTATTGATAATTGCATTAAATCAGATTAATTTTGTATATTTGCATAAACAATTTATAATTAATAAAGATATGAAAAAGAACAAAGAAACCAAAAAGCTAAAGGAGGGTGAAGAAGTCATTTTCTCTGATGGCAAAACCTTAATGGAAAAGGTAAAGGTAGAAACCATCGACAAGAAAGGTGGGTTTGCAATCCTGAGTAATAAGGTAAAGGTATCAAGAACACTTGGACCAGATGGGAATTATATCCGATTGGATGGTAAGCAAAGTGTTATCCTACCTCTATCGGATAAATCCGAATTGGATTACCAAGCATTCAAATCCTACTTCTCAATCAAGAGAAACCTTGAACTAATCGAATCCAAGATTAAGGATATGAAGGACAAAGACTTCAGTGAACTAATCGTAGAGTTAGATAAGAAGATATCCAAAATAGTAAATAAATACTTCGAACAATGATGTGGATTATCTTGGGTATAATATATGCTATCTGTATTATACCTGCCTGGTTTATGACCAGAGTGATATGCTCAATGCACCGATTAACTAGACCGGGATTCCTATTCCTAACTATCTGGTTAATTATGCCACTATTTCCGATATACTTTATAATAACTTATATAGAAAAGAAACATGAACAGAGAGATTAAGACTAAGAAGGTTGGTAGGCAAAAGAAGCTTACCAATCCTTGCCCAGTAATCAAGGGAGAAACAGAAGTAATGGTGGGAAGCCCAAGATGTATTACCTGCCAATGGTTTGAAAGAAAATTAGAGAAGAATGGAAGAGCCTACGTTCACTGCAATCGATTATAATTCCAAAGAGAATAAGGTAATCGAAGAAAGGATAAGAAATTATTACTTACCAGTAAAGAATGTCCTTGAGACAGTTCGGGATAGAAGGATTAATATACCAAATTCTCCAAGAGGATTATGTGTTGACTTGATAGAGGTGAGTAGAACCATTAATATAGAGTTCAATCTTTCTAATGATGGTACATACTTATGGCAAGAAGTAATTAAACCCTGGTTTACTCCACAAAGGTTTAACCTTACCCATGTATACTTTGGTTATTCCCATCACATAATCGAAAGTATTAAGGATGATACTCTTGATGTAAATGGCAGAATATATTTTAGGGTACCTATGAAAAGGTTAAAGGGATACAAATACCTGTTCCATACAGCATTTTGGTTTCCAGTATCTAAAGATTATAATGCTGAACGTATTAAAATACTAGAGTGTGCCCTGGAAGATTTAGAGAGAATTAAAAGAGAGGGAGAACCAAAGCTCCCTCCTATTACCGAAGATGAACCTATAATTTATTAAGTTATGGAAGATATTAACATCGGTAAACTTACCCAAGAAGAAGAGGCAATCCTTAGACTTACTGAGGAAGTTTGGAATAGGTTTTTGGAATTACCTATCAACCATCCGATGGAAATGAATGAGATGGCAATTAAGATACATGATATCCAGAGGATGATTATCTCAAGGCCTGGATTTAGGTTGAATCAAGAAATGTTTAATCAGTATGGTAAAGGTAACAGCGATAAGGGATGATGACCATAAGAGAATCCTAAGATGTTCTGAAGGTAATAGGGTTTGGTATCGGTTATGGATTAATCCTGGGGATATGATGAGAATAGAACCCTTATTGGAGGGAGGGGATAGAATTTGGATGGAAGAACTTGAGATGTATTATACTTTCTTCTATGAGATAAGGAATGGTAGGAGGGTCTTAGGGAAGGATAGGGTTAAGAAGATATTGGATACTATTTTATAGGGATTGAGATGCCAGGGATGTTAGGTCTCTGGCTTCTTTGTGTGTTGTGTGGTTTGTGGGATAATCGGGGTACCCCTTAATACGAGGGGAGATTTTGGTGTGGTACTAAAAGGGCCGAACGGTTACGTTAAAATTAACATTCAAAAATAAAAAGTAAGGGACAAACATTTTTATTTGCTTTCCCTTACTTTTTATTTAGTTTATAAGTTCTTTAAAAAATCTTTTGTATCTTTGATAATCTGAATTAATACCCAAATTACACCAACAAATAAAAATACATTTAATAGCATATCATTTAATTACTTGAAATTTTTGACTATTTGTAAACCTTTTGTTAGAACTTCTTTTTTTGTGTCCTTTGTATTTTCGCTTGCAATACTTGCAAATGAAAAATCATTCACTTTGTAGACTTGCTTATAAAATTCTGTAAATGCAGAAACAAGTGTTTTTAGTTCATTTTGTTTCTTTTCTTCTTTCGCTTTGCAAATCGAATCAAGCAAAGAAAAAGTTGTGTTTCTTAATTTCTTTCGATACGCTTTCTTTTGCTTTTCGTTCAACTCTGCAAAAAGACTTTCAATATAAATTTCGGTCTTTTTCCCTAAAGAAGTTTTTAAAAGTCCGTTAGTTTTTTCATTTAGACTTTTAAAAATACTATCAACTGATAATTTAATAGTGCTATTTGCTTTTGCTTGCGCTTTTGCTTTATTTGCACTAACTTTGTTTACTTTGTTGTTAGCAACTTCTTTTTCTACTACTACATTTTTTAATTCTTCCATAATAAAATACTTTTAGTTTTTATGTTTATTTTATTATATCCTTTTCTCTATAAAACTAAAAGATTTATAAGAAAAAGAGAAAAGGAATAAATTAATTTTATATTGTTTCAATATGTCAAGTATCGCTTTTTGATTACATTACAAAGATACGATTTATATTTTAATTAGCAAAATTTTCAGAGAATTTTCTTTTTAAAAATTGTTAATCAAAATTTTAAATATCTCTTTGCTTTTTCAACAATACAAAGATAAAAAATATATTTTAATCTGCAAAACATTTATAGAAAAATTTTCGAGAAATATTTTAAAAATAATTTTTAATAATTTCGTATGAAAAATTTGCAAGTAGGTTTTAGGGGTTTGAAAGGTGGGCATGGTTGTGGGCATTAGATATAGGTATATTGATGGATATAAGGTAGGATATAGAAGGGGTTGGTATAGGTACCACTTTAGAAAATTAGGGGCCCCATACAGTCCGGTAGTTATTATCTGTATATTATCATACATAAAGGCCATTAGGTGACTAGCAGGCTTTTATACCAATGCCATGGGCCATGTAGGGAGTCCTAAAGAACTAAGGCCTATAGGTCTGTAGTTAGGCCTATGGTAAGCCTTAGTAAGTCCCATGATGGCCTACATAGAAAGGCTTAAGAAAAAGCCCAGTACCTTAGATAGGCATGGGCTTAAGTGTACCTAAGTTAGCGAGATTTGAATATAGCTATCAAGGCAACTATAGCAGGAGATAGCATAAAGAGTAAGGCAAGTATCATTGTAATATTGCCTTGTAAGGCCTGAGATAAAATATATAGAGCTCCCATAGCGATTAGCAGGAATAGATGTCGGTGATGATAAATGTATTGTTAACGTAGTTTACGATTGGTTCGCAGGTTTCATTGTTTTCGCAGAATACATTGTATAAGGCAGCCTGGATATATTCGATATCGGCATCGGAATATGTAGTGCCTGTAGTGAAGACCCAGGTATGAGTACCTTTATAATCGGTAACCGTAGAAGTAATCGAAGCAAGATATAACCGGTATACCTTAATAGAAGTCTTTTGAATGGCTTCTAGGATAGGAATGATATATTCTGAGTAACCCATAGAGTCATCGATAATAGAATCGTCATGGCCAGTAGAAATGATTACCAGGTCCTTAGCCATAGGATAGTAATAGGCAATAGGGTAATTGTTACCGCAAAGGATGTTGTTTGCATTAAATTGTACTGTTTTCATATCTATATATTTTTAATTGTTTATAGTGCAAATATAATGCTTTTTATTTATTTATGCAAATCCTACTGAGGCCCCTAATGGATAATGTCTTAAGGCTACTTAACTTATTAGTAATCAAACAGTTACATAAAACATATACCTTCTAGCAATCTAAAGTTTCTTTTTAACTAACTACAAGGGCCATTAATAACATACTTACTAGTTTTAGGTACCTTGAATGGCCTACAATTTTATATAATTCCAATAAATCCTGGGGCCATGAATGGTATATTTAATTGCCTAAATCCTACAAATCCGATTGCCTTTTTTATATAATATATTATATAATAAGCGGCCATTAGGGGTCTAGGATTTATCGGATTTAGGTACCCCAATGGGCTATTGTTGGGGGCCTTTTAGGCAATTGGTTATATAGCCTTAGGACCTTGAGACATATGTGTTAGATAGCTCTGGGGTATGGTGGTTGTATAGTAGAGGATGCCTGCCCAGACTAGGTACCACAAAATCCGCAACCCCCGGCGATCCCCAGATTGTATTATGTATATTGATTAGTATTATATTAGGTTGAAGGTTATATGTACCTTAGATAAGTGTATGTGTATTATGTTACATAGTTAGGCCCAGTATGATTTTGTTTTGTTCATACTGGGCATGTGTATTATATTGGTTATTTGTTTTGTTTGGGGTGGTTGGGTTAGTAGGTTGGTATCCTTAGGATTAAGGTCTCTATTAGGATTAGTAGGATTATCTGTAGGCTCTGTAGGGTTATGTATATGTATTTTTGTTTGTTGGTGGGGCTTGGTATTTGGTTATACCTCTTGCTCCTATGTATTAGGCTTAGTGAGGTATATATTATTAAGGCTATTAAGAGTAAGGCTTTCATTTCTGTTTGGATTTTAATTTGTTTTGGGTACGTAGGTGCTTGTTGAAGGTTGCACCTGAGTCTGTGTAGTAATTGGGGTTTGGTTTACCTGGAGTAGGAAAGTGTTCATTCCATTTATCCTGGTGAGGTATGTATACTTGGGTCTTGGGTTTCTTTTTCATTTGGTTTCTCTGTTTAGGATGGCTGTTTTGAATCCGGTTGATGTAAGCTCTTGGGTTTCTATGGTTACGGAGTCGAAGTAATTCTTTATACCTTTTATGTTTTTGAATTGTAATACTCCTCCATCGCCATAGGTAGCATTTACTTGGTTTATAAGGTCCTGATAAGCCTTGTCTTGGTTATCTTCTAGTGAATGGTATATGTTTTCTACTTGATTACCCTCTATGATTATTAAGGTTGTGATTTTTAGTTTCATTTTCCGTAATGTTTTAGTTGGTTGTTGTACTCTGGGTATTTGTTCTCGTAGTAGTCATAGAGATATTGGTATTCGTCATCTCCTGACCAGCAATCAAGGAAGTAATCATATTGGTCCTCGGTTGCCTGTGATGGATGTATGTGCAATGTATATTTGCAGTAGTGTTCCCATACTGTTTTAGGTTGGAATTTATTAGTTGGGAATACCATGACTACTAGAGCCATGGCAATGATTGATAATATGATTAGTTTGGTTCTCATTTGATTAGGGTTTTAAGAAAGTTAATGGTTTTTTCGGTGAAAGTGTAAAGAGTTTCTGGTTTTTCGAGGAAGTTAATGTAGTAATCAATGATTTCGGCATGTTCTTCCTCATCGAAGTTATCCTTGTAATGTTGGAATTTTTGCATGATAAGAGGTTTGTATTTTTCCTGTTCCTGGATAATGGTTGCACCGTAGAGTACCATGTCTACTTCGTCTACGTTATAATCAAAGTATTGGTCATCGCAGCCTCTAAGTAAGTCCATTTGATTGAGGATATCCATTAGGTCGAGTTCTAAGGATTCCTTATCGGCATAAGTATATACCCAAAGCATTTCGAGTGAGAAGTCGGATATTTCCTCATAGTTTGGGTCATCTTCAGCAATTTCAAAATCATATGTATTTTGGGCATGTGACATAGGCATTTGGCCTTGGATAGAGACAATGTGATAAGGGTTTTGTGCAATGATTGAGGCAAGGATTGAGGTAGATTTTAATGTGTCCATAATTTTAAAATTTTATTGATTAATACTATTTTTTATTTCGATATGCAAATATAAGAATAATAATTAATATATGCAATAACCCAGATTACCTACTGAAGCCTTATTAGGTCAACTATTTCGATGGATGAGTATGGCATACCTATTAATTCGGAGATTATCCTTTTGGTATGATATACATGGAGATGGTTTGGGTTTAATTTTACCCTTGGGAATATTAGATATGGCCTTAGTTCTTCAGTTCTGTAGGTGATTATTAATTCCTCGCAGAACTTTTCATTTTGACAATCAAAGGAGACTAAGAATTTAGACTGTTCTAGCATATCATTAATATTAAGCAATGAGTATTCTCATAAGTTAAAGGTTCTTCACTAGTAGGATGGGAGGATGCACCCATAATTAAGATGTTTCCTCCCATGATTAGTATAAGAATTATATTAGGCTTCATTGGTTAATGTTTACCTAAGTCCTCAAGGGTTTCCTGATGGGTGCATAAGTCCTCGATTAGGTCTTCAACTGTATCCTCCCAGGAATCGTATTCATCTAGGCCGTATTCGCTGATGAAGATAAAGAATGTATCCCCAAATAGTAGCCGTAAGACTTTGTCTGTTAGGTCTTCATCCTCATCGTATAGTTTATTCTCTTCTTCGTCAGAGAGTTCGAGGGCATCGTTATTTAGTTTACTGGATATCTCGCTCAAACGTTTAAGATATTTATTGAGAGTATTAAGGTCTTCCTGTGAACGAGTCTCTTTGAATTTAAGATAAGTTTTTGATGGTACCATAGTTAGTCCTCCTCTGATTTTAAGGGTTCGGCAATTACTGAAATGAATCCTGCAGGATATAATGTATATAGGATACGGTATCCGGGTTCATATGGTGGTAAGAATACGTTAAGTATATTTCTGAGTAATGGATAGAGTTTCCATTGGTTATCTTCTAGGAATTGTTTCCATTCGTCCATCTCATTGGCATCATAATTAGCAGATAATTGAATGTGATACCGTTCGTTTTCCATATTGATAGGTACGAATAGGTTAGTGACTACCTCGATTTCGTTAGATTGTTTTTTGTACTGGGTAATTGGATACCAGATACCCTCGTTTTTCCATTGATTGAGTTGGAATATTGTCATCCCAGCTTCCAGTAGGTTGGTGAGTTTGTAAAGGTTTACCATGTTGTTGTCTATTTTAAAATTAAATTAATATTTAAATTTTTATTTCACTACAAAGATAAGAATAAAATAAATAATATGCAAATATAACTGAGGTAGAGGCAGGCTCTTAGTTAGGTTAGAGTCCTGCCTCCTGGATAGATATGAAAACAACTGGTTAATCGTCATTAAGAGAACCTTCGTTTAAGGTTTCATTGAGTACTTCATTAAGAAGTGCAGCACGTTGTTCTTGAGGTAGGCCATCTAGTGTTCCCTTAATTTTATCTTTTAGTACCCTCTTAAGTGTATCCTGATATTGTCTGGTAAATGTAAGGGCAGAGATAGATACTGGGATAAGTACTCTCATTTGTGTAGTACCGTTACAGTTATCTAATAATTGGGATAATTCTTTTAGATTATCCAAAGCATGTTGAATGACTATAGCAATCACATCTGGTTGTTGGACATCCGTACATCCTGAAGCATATCGTACAATCCTATCAAAAGATGCTTCAGTGATATCAATGGGCATTCCATTTAAGAATGGTTCCCTGAAGTCAGGGTCCATGGTTTCTGTTTCTAAAATAGCTCTGATTTTCATAATTATTCCTCCACTTCTCCTATTCCATTAGCAAGTAAATAATCGTAGTACAAGTGTACGTTAGTATCTCCATAAGTCCTAATGTAGGATTCAGCATCCTCTGGGTCTGCTGAGACCCAGGGATATTCTTGTATTTGTGCCTTATGCAATTGTAAGGCAAGTTCTTTTAATTCTTGTTCATTCATGATATTCTGAAGTTAAGTTGATAAATCCAATTGTTTCTGTCTAGCTTGGTGAATGATATAAATTGTCCATCACCATCGGTAAAGTTTTGCATAAATCGTACGCAGCCAGTAGCAATGATATTTTCTCTTAGTCTGTCTACTGTTACCAAGCTTTCGAATGTGAAAGTATAGTAGCAAGTTTCATATACCCAGATTTGATTGATATCGATGCAAGCTAGTTGGTAGTTATCGTATACCTTACTGAGTAGTTCAAATAGGTTTTCCTTTAGCATTTCATTTTCCTCCTCTGTAAGAGAGAAAGTGTTTTTGTTATTGATAAACCTTTGAAGTACCTCTTCCAGGTTCTGGATAGAGGATTTGGATGCTGTTGTTTTCATATTTTTATTGTTTAATTATTACACTACAAA